CTCGATCTGGACGAGGCCGGGTATTATCGCCAGCGCGTGTTCAGGATCGACAAGTTCGGCAAGGACGAACTGGTTGAGGGCTCGTTCTACCCGATGATGAACAACCAGCCCCTGACCTATGTCCCGTTTATCGCAGTGGGCGCTACGGGTCGGGGCGACGTTGCCGACGAACCCCCGCTGATCGACCTGGTTGACGCGAATATCGCGCTGTATCAGGTCAACAGCGACCGCCGCCACGGGCTGCACTTTACCGGACTGCCCACCGCAGTGGTCGCGGGTTATATTCCCGACGATGCCAACACAAAACTGCACGTCGGTTCCACGGCGGCTTGGGTATTCCCCGACCCCGACGCAAAGGCCTATTACCTTGAGTTCACGGGCAAGGGGCTTGGTGAATCCAAGGACATGAGCCTTGAGTTAAAGCAGGAAATGGCGATGCTTGGCGCGCGGATGCTGGCCGACGAAAGCCGCACCGGGGCGGAAACGCTCGGCGGGACGCAGATCAAGCACCAGGGCGAAAACTCGATGCTCGGGGAGATCGCGTCCCATGTTTCCAGTGCGATGGAATGGGCGTTGGGCGTGTTCGCGCAATGGGCCGGGCAGGCGGGCGAGGTCGCGTTCCAGATCAACCGCCAGTTCCTTCCCTTGCCGATGGGGCCACAGGAACTAACCGCACTGGTCGCGGCATGGCAGGCTGGCGCGGTTTCTGAGCGCGAGTTGTTTGTCAAGCTGCAACAGGGCGAGGTGATCGAGAGCGGCAAGGCGTTCGACGAACACCAGGCCGAGGTGGAGATTGATACCCCTGCCCCCGTCCGCCCCGCCAATGATGGGCAGATCGCCGCATGAGTGAGATCGAACTCACCGACGCGATCCTTCGCAACAGTCTCCAAATCCTCCGCTTGTCGGCGGGCGAACAGGCGGTGGTCGAGCAAATCCTGCGCGAGCTGGAACGCGACCTGAAAGCCCTGCTCGAAAGCCGATCCCTGTCCGGGGCTAGCAAGCGGGCGGTCGAGCAGCTCATTGCCGACGCGGGCCGCGCAATCGACGGCGGCTATGCCAAGGCCGGGGTGCAGGTCGATACCCATGCCCTCGCCCTGATCGTCGCGGAACAGACCGCCGACCTGATTGGCGAGGCGATCCCCGCCGACATAGCCCGGCCAACCGATGCCATACTGGCAAGCCTCACCCGCGACGTGCTGATAGAGGGAAGCCCGGCAAGTGCATGGTGGGCAAGGCAGTCAGAGGATACCGCATTCCGGTTCGCGGGGCAGGTGCGGCAGGGCGTGGTAAACGGCGAGACTAACGAGCAGATCGTCGGGCGGATCGTCGGGCGCGGCGGTGAACCGGGCATTATGGACCTGATCCGCCGCAATGCACGCGCGCTGGTGCATTCAAGCGTCATGTCCGCCGCCAATGCTGCCCGCCTTGCATCGTTCCGCGCCAACCCCGAGATGTTCGCCGGGGTGCGCTGGCTGGCAACGCTCGACGGGATCACCTGCAAGCGGTGCGCCGCGCTCGATGGGCAGTCATGGGATTTGGACGGCAAGAAACTCAAGGGCACAAGGGTAGCCTTCCTCGCCCCACCGATCCACTGGAACGACCGTTGCGTTCTCTCGGGCATCCCCAAGATGTCGGCGCTGGAGGAATCATTCCCCGGTATCAGCGAGAAACTGGACGCGATCGGCGCGCGGGACTCGTCGCTCGGCCCGCTCCCGGCAAAGACAACCTTCGATGATTTCCTGAAGCGACAGACCCCGGCATTCGTGGAAGCGACGCTGGGCAAGAGGCGGGCAGAACTATTCACCGCCGGTAAAATTACTGTGCGCGACCTCGTTAGCGGGACGGGTCGTGAACTTACCTTGGACGAACTCCGCGAGGGAACTTGACATGACTGAATTGACCCAGGCCGATCTTGACACTGCAATCGCCAAGCAGGCCGAAAAGCACGACTCCGACATCTCCGGCCTCAAGGCTAAAAATGCCGAACTGATCGCCGCCAACCGCGAACTGAAAAAGGGTGCGGAAATCAAGCCCGAGGATTTGACGGCGGCGGAAGATCGCGCCGACAAGGCCGAGGCGTCGCTGGCTGACGTGACCAAGCAGGTGAAAACCATGACCGCCGAACGCGACAAGGCGATCAAGTCGCTGGCCGACGAGGGCGGGTTCACCCGCAAACTGCTGGTCGAGAATGGCCTGCGCGAGGCTCTAGCGGCGAACGGCGTCACCAATGCGGTCCACCAGAAGGCGGCAATGGCGATGCTTTCCAGCGGCGTGGAGATCACAGCCGACGGTGACAGCCGCGTGGCGAAGGTTGGCGACAAGGCGCTCGCGGCTTACGTCAAGGAATGGGCCGGGGGCGATGAAGGCAAGCACTTCGTTGCCGCGCCGGGCAACAGTGGCGGCGGGGCGCATGGCGGCAGGCCGGGCGCGCAGGGCATCAAGATCATGACCCGTTCCACATTCGACGCGCTCGACCAATCGGGCCGCGCTGCGTTCGCCAAGGACGGCGGGCAGGTTGTGGACCAAGCCGCCTGAATAAAATGGGGCGGGTATTGCTTGACAACCCGCCCCATTTGTGAAATTATCCGCATTCGAAGGCGTCCAGGGCGCATTTGAACTCCGGTTAGGCCGGGCACCGCGACATGATGGCTAAGCCGTCTGCGGTTTCCCAGAACCTCTCCAAGGAGTTGCCCCTGTGCCGAATACCCTCACCTCGCTGATCCCCTCGGCCTATGCCGCGCTCGATACCGTATCGCGCGAGCTGGTCGGCTTCATTCCCGCCGTCACCCGTGACGCGACCGTTGAGCGCGCCGCCGTCGACCAGGCCGTCCTAAGCCCCGTTGCGCCTGCCGCGACCGCTGGCAACATCACGCCCGGCGTCACCCCGCCCGACGATGGCGACCAGACGATTGGCAACGTTTCGATCTCGATCAGCAAGGCCCGTCGTGTCCCGATTCGCTGGAACGGCGAAGAGCAGCGCGGCCTCAATAACGGCGGCGCTGGCTACGAGAACATCCTCCGCGACCAGTTCGCGCAGGCTTACCGGACGCTGACCAACGAGATCGAACTCGATCTTGCGGCCCTGCACATCGCGGCCTCGCGCGCAGCGGGCGCAGCCGGAACCACCCCGTTCGGCACTGCTGGCGATTACACCGACGCCTCGAATGCGCTCCGCGTTCTGCTCGACAACGGCGCTCAGTCGCTCGACCGGCACCTTATCATCAGCACCGCTGCGGGTGCCAACATTCGCGGCAAGCAGGGCGGCAAGGCCAACGAGGCCGGGACCGACACGATCCTGCGTCAGGGCGTGCTGCTCGACATTCACGGTTTCGCAATTCGTGAGTCGGCGCAGATCAGAACGTCGGTTGCGGGGACGGGCGCAAGCTCGACCACCAACAACGCCGGTTACGCGGTCGGAGCCACTGTGCTTACCCTCGCGTCGGTCGGCACCGGCACGTTGCTTGCGGGCGACGTGGTGACTTTCGTCGGCGATACGAACCAGTATGTGCTGGTCTCGGGCGATACCGACGTGTCGAACGGCGGAACCATCACGCTCGCCGCTCCGGGCCTTCGTGTCGCCATGTCGGCTGCCACCAAGGCGATCACCGTTGTTGCCGCTGCCTCGCGCAACATGGCGTTTACCCGCGATGCGATTGTGCTGGCCTCGCGCCTGCCCGCCCGCCCGCAGGAAGGTGATCTGGCGGTCGATGTCATGACGGTTCAAGACCCGATGTCTGGGATAGCCTTCGAGATCGCGCAGTATAACCAGTATCGCCAGGTTCAGTTCGAAGTGAGCTGCGTCTGGGGGGTCAAGGTCGTGAAGGCCGAAAACCTCGCACTGCTGCTCGGCTGATCTGTTTGGCGGGTTGGGCGTGATCGCTCGGCCCGCCAAACCAACATGAACGCGAGGGCGGTGAAGGCGGTTCGCGCAAGAGGTAGCCATGTCCGACATCATTCCCGCTATCGGGCGTTTCGCAGGCATATCCGCTAGCCGCTTGACGAACGGCTCTGGAAAGGGCATTGTGCGGCGCTGAGGCGGTCCAGGACCGTTTCACCTTCCGGTTAGGCCGGGCACCCGCATTGAGCAGTCAGGCTGTTCGCGGTTCCCCCTAACATACGAAGGTGAGGCCATTGCCCCTCGTCACTGAAAATGGAAGCGGGCTAAGCACAGCCGAAAGCTACGTTTCAGTGGCCTCCGCCGACACGCGCCTTGCCGCGCTCGGCTTGACCAATTGGGCAACCCTCAGCACCACCGAAAAGGAACAAGCCCTGCGCCGCGCCACAGCGCGCATGGAGCAAGCCTATCGCCCGCGTTGGAAAGGCGACCGCCGAACCTCGACGCAAGCCCTAGCGTGGCCGCGCACGGGCGTTGTGATCGACGGCTATATCATGGTCGATAGCGACGTGGTTCCCACCGACATTGCCAACGCCTGCGCCGAGCTGGCGTTCAAGGCAGCGGCGGGCGACCTCAATCCCGACCTTGACCGCGCCGTGATCCGCGAAAAGGTCGGCCCTATCGAGACAGAGTATTCGTCGGCCAGTCCGCAGTCGGTTCGCTACCGTGCAACCGACATGGCGCTGTCCCCGTATCTTTACGGATCGTCGGCAATGGCAACGCTGGTGCGCGCATGACCACCGCCCAACGCTCCGCCGCCTATCAGATGATCGCAGCCAGGGGTCAGACCGTCACGCTCACGCGCAAGGCTGGCGGGGCGTATGACCCGGCCACCGGGACAGCGCCGATCACCGAGACCACTCAAATTGGAAAGGGGGTGATCCTTCCGTTGTCGGGGTATCGCCGGTTCGACGGCACAAGCATCGTGGCTGGCGACGAAACGCTGCTCATGGCGGCGCAGAACACCACCGGTGGCGCAATCACCGATCCTGTTCCGGGTGACGCTGTGACTTTGGGGGTCGCTGAATATACCTTCGTCGCGGTCAACCCGCTGCGCCCCGCCGGGCTGGACATCATGTTTGATTGCGTCGTGAGGGGGCATCAATGACCCTCACCCTCGACCTGCAAAAGTTCGCGGCCAAGGCCAAGGGCAACGCCGACAAGGTTGTTGCGGAGATCATGTCGGGGATAATCTTCAAGGTCGATCTGCGCTCGCCGGTCGGCAACCCGCAGAAGTGGAAAAGCAAGCCGCCCGCCGGTTATGTGGGCGGGCGGTTTCGCGGCAACTGGCAGCTAGGCGTCGGCACCATTCCGGCGGGCGTGTTGAACAGGATCGATCCATCGGGGCGCGGAACGGTAGCGGCGGCGATTGCCGAGATACCGCGCGATGCAACGGGTCGGGTGTATTATTATGTGAACAACCTGCCATACGCCCGCCGCCTTGAGGAGGGCCACGGGGGGCGGGAACCCGGCGGAATTGTCGGCCTGACCGTTATCGAGTTTCGGAGCCTCGTTGACGATAGCGTCAAGGCTCTGGCGCAATGAGTGCCGTCGCCATCCGCGCCGCGCTTGAGACCGCGCTGGCAGCAATGTCGCCCGCGCTTGCGACGGCATGGGAAAACCTGCCCTATGTCCCGGTGGTCGGCACGCCATACCAGCGCGTCAACCTGTTGCTCGCCGACCCGGATAATCCCGAAATGGGCCGCTTCACGCAAGAGCGCGGCTTCCTCCAGGTGCAGCTCGTCTATCCGCTGGGCACAGGCCCCGGTGCGGCTGCGGAGCGCGCCGAACTGATCCGGGACACCTTCTATCGTGGCCTCGCCCTCACCGCGTCGGGTGTGACCACGACTATCGAAAAGACGCCGGAAATCGCACCCGCCCGGATCGAAGAGGACCGCTACGTGGTCACTTGCCGCATCCGTTTCTTCGCCAATTACGTCGCTTAAAGGAACAACGCCATGCCCGTCGCTCAAGGAATTAATCGCTTCATGGCCTTCAAGAAGCAGTCGGGGCTTAACGTCACTGCAACCGGGGCTGGTGGGCAGCTTGTCCGGCGCGAAACCGCCACGCTCGGCGCTACGCGCGAGGCATATTCATCCAATGAGGTTGTCTCGCACCAGCAACACACCGGCGATACGCACGGCGTTGCCAAGTCGCAGGGCAGCATCAACGGCCTGCTTTCGCCGCTGACATATCAGGGCTTCATCGAAAGCCTGCTCCGCAGACTGGCAACGGCAACCTCGGCGATCACCGGGCTCTCGCTGTCAATCGCCGTGTCGGGTGCGAACTTTACGATCACTCGCGGTTCGGGCGATTTCCTGACCGGCGGTATCAAGATCGGTGACGTAATCCGGCTGTCCGCCGGTGCGTTCAACGCCAACAACCTGCTCAAGAATATCCTTGTTATTGGGGTCACGGCCACCGTCCTGACCGTGCTGGTGGTCGATGGAACGACCCTTACGGCGGAGGGGCCAATTACGGGCAGCACCGTCACCGTGCCGGGCCGCAAGACATTCGTGCCAACCGCCTCGCATACGAATGACTACTACACCTTCGAGGAGTTTTACAACGACCTGACCCGTTCGCATCTTTTCCCGGACGTGCAGATTGCCAGTGCGGAGATTGGTGTTCCGTCAAGCGGCAATGTTACGGCCAACTTCGGCCTGATCGGCTTGGGGGCGCGCACCAAGTCGGGAGCGCGGGTGCTGACCTCGCCCGGCGCGGAAACCACGACCAACGTAGTGGCGAGCGTCGCGGGCTATGTCTCGATTGGCGGGGTGCGTTACACCGCGATCACTTCGGCAACCATCACCATCGACGGCGGGGTAACGCACGGCGAGTCGGTCGTGGGGTCCAACTTCATCCCCGACGTGCAGCGGGGCCGCATCAAGGTCTCGGGGCAGTTTACGGCGCTGTATGAAAGCGACACGCTTGCCACCCCGTTCGACAACGCCACCGCAACGAACATGATCCTTGTGCTGGCGGATACGGGCACGGCCCCGACCGATTTCGTCACCATCGTCCTGCCGCAAGTCAAGCTGTTCAGCGACGATGGCGACGACGGTGAAAAGCAGATCGTCAGGACGTATTCGTTCGTGGCCGAGATCAATTCGTCGGCAACCGGCGGAACTTCGCTTGCCAACAACCAGACCATTATCTCGATACAGGATTCGGCTTTCGTCTGAGTTTTACCAGGTTCCGGGGGTGGTTGGGGTCCGCAAGTGGCCACCCTCGGGACACACTGCGGAGTGAATGACAATGACCAAAAATACCGCCTTCGATTTCGATGCGCTCGATCTTGCCACGCTTTCGGATAAGCCCTTCGAGTTCGAGCTTGAACACCCCGGAACCGGCGAGGGGCTGGGTGTGTTCGTTTCCGTGGTCGGCGCGGAGAGCGAGACGTTCCAGCAATATCTTCGAGCTGCGGGCGATGCACTGCGGCGCAAGGAGTTCGAAGCACAACGCAAGGGCAAGCCGGAGGAGCCGTTGCTGCTGGCCGACGAGGAGGAAACCGGGCTTCGCGCCATTGCAGCCTGCGTCAAAGGCTGGCGAACGGTGAACGGCGGGGGCAGCGATCCGGTTATCCTCATCGCGGGCCAGCGTCACGAGTTCAGCGCGGATAACGTGCTGGTCCTGCTGCGCAAGTTCCGCTGGGTCCGGTGGCAGTTGAACAAGGCGACTGGCACGCTCGGGAATTATCTGGGAAACTCGCCAGCGGCTTCGGCAAGTTCGCCGAAGCCGAGTTCCAGCTAGCGCAACCGCAGGCAGACGGCGTGGCCTTGCGCGAACATCTTTTGAGTCACCGCCGCATGACCGGCGACGGGCTGGGCGTGTTCGTTTCCGTGGTCGGCGCGGAGAGCGAGACGTTCCAGCAATATCTTCGCGCGGCGGGCGATGAACTGCGGCGCAAGGCATTCGACGCGCAACGCAAGGGCAAGCCGGAGGAGCCGTTGTCGCTG